CGATTCGAATTCCCGTTATCTGTTCCAAATGCCGGTTGATTTCCTCAATTTGCGTTAATATCTGCGGGAGTAAATCCGGTTTTGTCAGGCGAAGTGTGCCCTGAATCCGGGCGTTATTGGCGATTGTATTATATGTTTCACCACTGTGAAAAGCGGTAAACGTCAGCATCACCGGCAGCTCGGGCGTATTCCACTTCCGGTAGCTCAGCTCATAAAGCTGCCGGATTAACTGAGTACCGGTCCACAATGGATCATTTGCCAGATGCGGCCGGGCGGAATGCCCGCCGCCGCCGCTAAGTTCCCACTCAACTTTTACACTCTGCGCATTTACCCATCCCTCGGTTAAACTCACTGTTCCGATTTTTAGTCCGGGCTCCACATGCAGCGCCCAGACGGTGTCAACCTTATCCAGTACATTTTTTTTTAGATATGCCGGTGCTCCGCTGGGGATGGGCTCTTCGGCGGGTTGAAACAACAACACCACTTTGCAATGCAGGGGCTCCAAAAGTGAAAAGGTTTCGTGAAAATAAATATTTTTTAAGTATTTATACGAAAGAACTTGTAAGTTAATGTAAAATAATGTAAATTTGCCTTTGAGCAAACATCCAGAACTGATTTTGGATGAATAATGTAAATAATTGTAACAGTAAAAAGTGTAAGCAAATGGAAAACACAAATGAAAATGGACAATCTACACAAGGTGTGGATTTGTCTAAGTACAAACAAATGTTCGCAAATCATCAAGCGAACCCTAACAAATCAAAAAGACCCTCACGTGAAGAAATCCTCGCAAAGTATTTTGTCCCTCGACATGATAAAGAGTATTTCAGAATTCTCCCACCTTTAGAAGGTAGAGATTTTCTCGAAACAGCATTCTTTCACGTTGTTCCTATTCCTTCTGGTGGTGGAAAGAAAAGATATCGTAAGATATACTGTCCAGCACATAATGATGCTAAAGTACCAAAAAAAGACGAAAATGGTGTTGTAATTACTGATCAATCTGGAAAACCAGTAATGGTTAGTAAACCATGTCCTTTATGTGCTAAATCAAAAAGTATTCTTAAAAAACAAGACCCAACAATTAAGAATATCAAGGTAGAAGATATGACTGATGCGCAAAAATCAATTAAAGCAGAAAATGATAAAATTTGGAGAGCGTCAAGTGAATTGCAAGCAAAGAAATTTTATATCATTCGTGGTATTGATAAAGGTGCAGAAAAGGATGGAGTTAAGTTTTGGAGATTCAAACACAATTTCAAACAGCAAGGTGTTCTTGATAAGTTAGGTCCAGCCGTGACGAATTGGATGGACATTAATGGTATCGACTTTACAGATGCTGAAAAAGGTACTGATTTGATATTAACTGTTGTTGATCAGCAGTTACCGGGTCGTGACAGAACATATCGTGATGTATCATCAATTTACCCAAGAGGTTCTACGCCTTTACATACCGACCCTCACGTATTGAAGGAATGGTTGGATGATAAAACCACATGGAGAGACGTATTTAAACCTGCTGGTGCACCAAATATTACTTCACATCAATATTTGGAATTGGTTGCAATGGGTCAAGCACCTTATTGGGATGATTCTGATCCAAATAACAAGAAGTGGGTATTTCCGGGACATCCAGAACTGGAAGAAAAGGCAAATACCAGAACTAAAAATTTGGATTCTGATGATGGTCAACGTAACATTGAAATGGCATCCGATGTAGTTACTAAAACATATGACAAAGTAAACATTACAAATGTTGAAAAGGAAGATGTTGGAACGTATCAGGATAATGCTGTCGATTTAACTGCTGAAATTAAAGCAAAAGCAGAGACAACACCAGAAGTTAAATCAGAACCTGTAGCAGAGGCAAAACCAGCAGCAGATACAACTACTGAGGTGGTAAGTCAAGAAGATGATTTTGATCCTGAAAGTGAGGATTATGATGATCTACCATTTTAATTGACAAACATTACAAAGGGGGTTCTCACCCCCCTTTTATAACACTTATTTTTAAATAGCAAACAATGGCAGTACCAAGCGGTAACAAAAAACCTACGAAAAAGAAAGTATTCTCATTAGACGATTTTAAGAAAAAGGTTGGTATTGAAGATGTACCAGACAAACCTTTATCTTGGTATAAATGTTCACCAGCACTTCAAAAGGCAACGGGATTACCCGGATTCCCAAAGGGTTATGTATCATTATCACGTGGATTCTCAAATACGGGAAAATCTACATCTGTACTTGAAGCAGCAGTAAATGCTCAAAAACAGGGAGACTTACCTATTATTATTGATACTGAAAATAATATTGGTGATGAACGTTTAGTAAAAATGGGATTTGATTGGGATTTAGCTAATCTAAAGATTAATAATGAATATATATTACGAGAATTTGGTAAAAAGAAAGACAAGAATCGTAATGAAGCAGCAATTGAAGATCAGGCAGATATGATTCATCATTTCTTAAACATGCAGGAAGCAGGTGAATTACCATATAATATTTGTTTTATAATTGATTCATTAGGAACATTAGATTGTGTGCGTTCAATAAATGCACAAGAAAAAGGAACATCAGATAATAATATGTGGAATGCAGGTGCATTTGAACACAGTTTCAAATCAATTATCAATAGTAGAATTCCTGCTTCAAGAAAAGCAAATAAAGAATATACAAACACACTCATTGCAGTTCAAAAAATTTGGATTGATAACATGGGTGCTGGTGTTGTAAAACATAAGGGTGGTGAAGCATTCTTCTTTGGTGCAAGATTAATTTTTCATCATGGTGGTATTGCAGCACATGGAACTAAATTAGTTGGTGCAGCATCAAAAGGAAGAGACGTTAACTATGGTATTGAAACTAAAGTGAATGTTGTTAAGAATCATATTGATGGTGAACTTGGTGGTATTTCAATGGAAGGTAAAGTAGTTTCAACACCACATGGATTTATTTTCCCTGATGATGTTAAAGAATATAAGAAAGAACATATTCTTTATTTCCGAAAAGTTCTTGGTGATGATACACTTAATCCAGATGATATATTAACTAAATATACTGATGTTAATATGGATGGTGAAGAAGAATTGAATGTTGAAAACTTAAATGAAACATATAACGCCAATTTTCGTGGTAAGGATGTTGATTTAGATACTGGCGAAATAAAAGAATAATGAAAATTAGAACTTTAGTTGTAGATTCTTCTTTTCTCCTTAAAAGATCATGGCATGGAGCAAAGAACACCTATACTCCAAAATTTGGACATATAGGTGGACTTTATTCTTTTCTTACAACTGTTAGAAAACTCATAAAAACCCATATGATTAATAAAGTTGTTTTGGTGTGGGATGGTGAAAATGGTGGAATATTCAGACATAACATTGATCTTGCATACAAAGCAAATAGAGAAGATAAAAAATGGAATCAAAAAATTGTTCTTAGTGAAGCACAAATACAAAGGGAAAAGGAGAAAAAAGAATCTCTACTAAAGCAAAGAAAAAGAATACAAGCATATGCAGAAGAATTATTTCTTCGTCAAATTGAGGTTGAAAATGTTGAAGCAGACGATATAATTGCACAATATTGTCAAGACTATCATGATGATGAAGAAATATTTATCTATACAAATGATAGAGATTTTGCACAGTTACTTGATTTAAATATCACAATATTATTTGATAATCTTGATACACCAATAACAAAAGATAATTTTCTTTTCAAATTTGGTTATCATTATAAAAATGCATTACCAATTAAAATAATTGAAGGTGATACAGCAGATAATATTGCAGGTGTTGGTGGTTTAAAATGTAAAACTTTATTGAAACATATTCCAGAACTAAAGTTTAAAGTTTTAACGGTAAAAGAAATATGTGCAAAGGCAGATATGATAAATAAAGAAAGGGTTGAAAACAAAAAAAAACCTTTAAAGTCTTTGGAAAATTTAATAAACAATGTTCCACGATTAATCAAAAATTATAAATTAATTAATTTAAGAAATCCATTTTTAAATCAAAAAGCTGTTGATGAACTCGAACAATTATCAATGCCTTTGGATGATGAAAATCGTGGTAGTAAAAATTTAATTAAATATATGAAAGAAGATGAATTTTTATTAGCATATGGTGGAACTTTTCCAAACTATGTTCAACCATTTTATCCTGTGGTTTCTAATGAAAAAAGATTATTGAATGAATTTTATAAAACAGCAGAGAATTAGTGGCGTTTTTCATTTTATTCAGTTATATTTGTATAGCAAAACAGATTTATTAACTTTTAAACATAAAATATATGAGCAGATCACATCAAAATACCTTTAAGTTTGTATTATCTCAAGATGAATCAACAATAGTTGAAAGAGTATTTTCAGCAGATGTTTATAATCCTGTTGTAAGATATTCAGTAGATATACGAGATATGATACCTTCTATCTCATTCAAACTTCAAAAGGCATTATCAAGAAGAAATCTTACATGTCAGTTTGATACTGGTAATAATGATCATCCTAATTATGATCTTGTAGATTTATATAAAGATACTCTTGATGGTAAGGTGGCAGGTTATAAGAATAAACTTTCAAGACCACCAATTAAAACACAAAACATTAATGGTAAAAACATTAGTGGTGTTGAATGCAAATTTGGATTATATATTAATAATAATCCTATTGTTGAACGAAATTTCTATGTTGACGATTTTAACGTTGCGTCCAGATTTTCTTTGGATATTGTTGAAGTCGTAAATGATATCGTTTTCGACATTGAAAACGATTTAAAAGCACACGATGTTAATCATATGTGGAATGATTATGAATTAATCAAAACATATGGTATCTACATACATCAGATACGTGATCTAAACCGTGATTTACGTAAAAAATTGTTAAATAATATGGGTGATCGATCATATGTAAAACAAATGAGATCACATTTTAGAAGACAATTTCAACAAAACAGAAATTAATATGAAACTTACTTGCGGTTGTGGGGGTGGTGATGGAGCAAATCACCCTTTAGGGGAAGGTGGATGTTATCGATATCATGTAACAGACGAAAATGAAATACCCAAAAATAGAAGACAGGTTACCGAAGAGTTGGGGTTTAGTAAACCAACTTGGATTTGGGATATAGGAAAACATTTTGTTACAGAATATACGTTATTTGAGCAGCGTCTATATGCCCAACATGAAAACGGAGAATGGTCAAGACCCAAATCAAAAGATTCTGTAAATTCTCTTGAAGGGGATTGGTAAAAAACACATAAAATATAAGCAAACATGACAGAAGACAATAATACTTTCTCAGGGTATTTAGGTCCTGAGTTTCAACTCAAACTCGTATGGCAACTATTAACTGAACTTGAATTTGGTGAAAAAATTGTTCCACAATTAAACGTGGTCTATTTTGATGATCCAAATTTAAAAAGAATGTTTATTGTTATAAGGGAATATTTTGATGAATATGGTAAAGTTCCAAATCTTCAAAATCAAAGTATTTTTACTGCAATAAAAAAGTTTAAAATAGATGGTGATAGTACAGATGAAATTGTTCTTAATGGTGTTGTTGAAAAAATAAAAAATTGGAACGAAAGAGTACTTAATAAAGATTTAAATTACGATGGTGATGTAATTCAAAAAGAAGCATTCTTATTCATTAAACAACAAGAATATCGTAAACTTGCAGATTATATACACACCAAAATTAAAACTGGTGACATTAAATCCAAAGTTACTGTTCATAATATCGAAGATAAAATAAAAGAAATTAATGATATTGGTGATGAAGAGGATTATGGTATTGAAGTGTTCGATAATATTGAAAGAGCATTAAGAAAAGAATTTCGTGAACCAATTCCAACAGGCATTAGTGTTATTGATGAATTAATGGGTGGTGGACTTGGTAAAGGTGAAATGGGCGTTGTTCTTGCACCATCTGGTTTTGGTAAATCTACAATACTTACTAAATTTGCAAATGAAGCGTTGGAACATGAAAAGAATGTACTTCAAATAATCTTTGAAGATACAGAAGATCAAATAAGACGTAAACATTTTACAATATGGTCTGGTGTTGAATTAAACAAAATTGATGATAATACAGATTTTGTATATCAAAGAGTCGTAGAACATCACACTAAACTTAAAGGTAAGTTAATTATTAAAAAGTTTTCACAAGAAAACACCACAATGCCAGATATTCGTAATTGGATAGATAGATATCAAAAAAAGTTTGGTATTCATTTTCATATAATTGTACTTGATTATCTTGATTGTATTGAACCACATAAAAAATCTGTAGATCAAACTCATGCTGAATTAAATATTGTAAAAGCATTTGAAGCTATGGCAGCAGATTATAATATACCATGTTGGACAGCACTTCAAACAAATAGAAGTGGTTATGATTCAGAATTTGTACATGCACAACAAATGGGTGGTTCTATTAAACGTGCACAAAAAACACACTTTTTAATGAGTGTGGCAAAAACACAAGAACAAAAAGAAGCAAATCTTGCTAATATTTCAATTCTTAAAGCACGTTTTGCACAAGATGGTCAACAATTTAAAGACTGTATCTTCAATAATGGTACGATGGAAATTAGGGTAACCGATAGTGTTAATAAAATTGAACTGGAAAAATATGGTGAAAAACCTGTCGATCCAGAAGAACTTAATAAAAAAGTGAAAAAAATTGAACAAAATTCTATTGATGAACCTAAAGATGATACTGTTTGGGATAATCTTAATGTAGAAGAAATACAAAAAGAAATCGGTACGTTTGAAGAAATAGAAGAAAATAAAGAAAATGATTTTAAAAATTATTTAAATCAACAAGCTGAAACTCAAAAGGTTAAAGCAGATATTGAATAATAATAATAAAATTTTATAATTTTTTGTAACTTTTGAGTTTTTTTTTCGTATTTACTATTACACAAACGGAAAAAAAGAATTTTAAAAATTTTACAAAAGAACTTGACAAGTACGATATTATTATTTACATTTGTATCGTATTTAAAATATGGGGAAGTAGCAAAATAAACACAAGAATATATTTAAACTACTTCTAATAAGAAGAACTGATTATATTTTCAGTAAAGGTAAAGCAATTGTATTGAAAACAATGATCTGCTGGTTCGATTCCAGCCTTCCCCACTTAATTTTCTACAAAAGGTGGAAAATATCTTTGAAAGATTGTCATGCTTGGTAAATCCTCTTACGAAAGTAATGAAACCAAGTTTAAGAAACAGGTTTACCAAGGGGTGACGATAGTAAGTTCCCTTGCACTGAGGCATGGAATGATAGTCCATGAGTAGACAGAAGAAATTAAAAGGAAACTTTTTGTTATTTCAGTAAAGCGGAAAACGATCTGTTGGTTCAAACCCAACTATATTACTAACACATAACAAAGAAAATGTCCTTTTTAAAATATATTGCGGGGTAGAGCAGTCTGGTAGCTTGCTTGGCTCATAACCAAGAGGTCGGTGGTTCAAATCCATCCCCCGCTACTAAAATTCCTCATTGTCCCTGTATATCAAACTTTGAGGTAAAGAAATTAGGGAAAACTGTTCGTGTTTACAGTAAAATTTGTTGGTTCGAGTCCAACCTTCCCCACCAATAATTTAAAAATTGGGGAAGTAGCCAAATGGGTAAAGGCGATTGCATTTAAAGCAGTTTATAAAAACAAAAATACAAACGAATTTTTCCCACATTATTAAAAACCCACCACTTAGTGGTTTTGTAATGTTTACAAGTAAAAAATGCAGTTTGGGTTCTGTGGAAATTTATTGGTTTTAAACGGAAGAACTTTCTGTGATTTCAGTAATCACTTGATCGCTCCCATGAGAGGGAGCACTAAATTATTCGACTTACAGATAAACTTCTTCACTGAATGAAGAATATATCCGTTTGAATGGTGGGTGGCATTCGATGTAAGGTCGAAGTGTGTCCACCTTTTTTTTTGGAAAATTGAATTGGAAAATAAATTATGTATAAATTTTAAATTTGGTAGTTATGGAAAATTTGGTATTGACACAAACTCAACTTATGACAATTAGAAAGAATCTAATTGATGGTATGAGTCTTGCATCTGGTGCAAGAGGTTCAGCAACTTATTATCACTCAAAAGGTGAGCAAAATGTTGCTATCCGTAATGCCGTAGATAAGTTGTACACTCAATCAAAAGAATTACCTTTGATTTTGGCTAATCAAAAGGGTGTTACAGGTAAATTCATTCAAGAAGTTCTTGCCAACGAGTTTGAGCATGGATATATGGGTGGTTCACTAAATATCATCAACCCTATTGATTGGTATGATAATGGTATTTCTGATAAAGCAATATTGGGTGCGTTGTACAATCTAAATGAAAATGGTATTCCATATGTACTTAGATTATTTACTGACCTTAAAGCACGTGGTGTAAACAACGAAAGAACCAGAAAGATTATTCTTGGTTACTTGTGGGGTCACCCAAATGCAGAATTTAACGCATTGAAGTACCGTAACAAGATTGCAAAGTCTTTGCGACACATTTATGGTGTACGTAGAACTTCTATCTTGCTTTCAATTGCTGAAAAGTATTTGAGAACTGGTGTTTATCAATCAGAAAATGAACATAACATCTATACTAATCTTATCGGTAAGTATGATGGTGGTGGTGACGAAGTAAGAGCAATGAAAATCTTGTTATTCTTGTTCAAGAAAGGTGATGGATCAATGTATGGTGATCTTCCACTTTTGAAGCAATATTTCCAAGCAAAGGAAGATGTAACTTCTGTTGATAAAGTTCCAGAAGAAGTGTTGATTGGTTTGATTTCAAGTAAGCGTCACCCACAATATGAACAATTGTGGTCAACTAAGTTGAAGCGTGAAGCAACCAAAGCTACATTCAGAAAGAATGTTAAGGTAACTTCTATAAACCAACAAGTTAGACAAACAAAGTCAACTAAGAAGTTGGGTGTTCAAAAGACTGTTGATGTTGCAAAAGCAACTGATTACATGGCGTTGTACAAGACAGGTTACGAAACTGGTTTTACTGTAGAATTAAACAATGCAATTGATGCACTTGCTGAAAAGAAGAAGATTGACAACTTTCCATATAAGAATGTTGCGATTATCTTGGACACTTCAAAGTCAATGACAGGTCATAAGCAAGAATCAAAGAACACTCCAAGAGCGATTGCTGATTTTACTGAAAAAGTAATTAGCAAATCTGCTGAAAGAGTTAATGTTGTAAAAACAGAAGGATTTGGAACTGATTTGGCAACTTCATTTATTGAAGTAATGAAACAAGAAGAAGGTGGTGAACAATATGATGCAATTTTCTTCATTACTGATGGTTATGAAAATGCATATGAAGGTTTAACTCACGAAGTTGTAACAGCATTTATGAGTGAAACTAACAGATTCGTTCCTACATTCCAAGTATCACCAATTGTTGGTGCTGAAATGGAAGCGAATGTTCGTCCTTTGAGTGATGAAATCGTTAAGTTAGCGATTAATTCACCACAGGCAATGATGCCACAAATCAATGCAAAATTGCTTGAAGTGGACACAAAGCGTTGGTTGGAAAATCAAGTTTCATTACTTGAACAATCAAACGTTTCAAGATATAAGAAAAATAATGTTGAAGTTTAAATTATAGGAATCATGGTACAAACAAGAGAATTTACTGAATTGTTAAAGGGTTGTCGTCCTGTTAAGGACAATGACGGTAACATTGTTGTTCAATCAATTTTGAACATGGAAATCGTATGTCTTACTACCGACAAAGAATTTTCTTTGGACGATAGATTTGCGAATCCGTTAGATGCGTTAACAACATCTAACAGAAACTATGGTCATATGGCGTTTCAAAACAAATCAAGTAAGGAAACCATTGTTCCTGCACAAGCTGTAGCATTGACTAAGCAAAGTGCACAGAACCATGCTATGATTAAGAGTGCGTATATTAACAAGAATAGTAGTCGTGACTTTAATGATGCTGGTTGTGTACAAGGTTCTCAAACTGGTCACTTTAGAGGTGTTAGCGGTAACGAATTACGTGTAATTCCTGTTACTATCAGAGAAATGCTTTTCGATATGATTGGTGATGATGGTCAAACAAGTAGCTATGACCACATTTATCCTGCAATTAGAAAGTTGGGACAACAAACCGCTTCTAATACAGGAGACTATATCGACAAATACTTCAACAAGTATGATAAGAAGTTGGAACAATTTATTGCTCACTTCGAACGTCCAGATAAGTTGATTGGTATTATTGTATTAATTGATGGTGAAATTGTTGCAATCGACAAGTTCCCTTCATATACATATGCTGAACAAGTTTGGGACTTGATGATTCGTGACTGTTATGGTGCACTTGCAATCGTTTCAGAGTTAGGAAACCGTAAAGGTAAAACTTCATTTACTGAAACCTACTCAAAATTGAGAGGTAGACGTGATGAAACTACTCTTGAAAAGTTGGAGAGAGCACTCAATAAAACCAAAACTGACCTTACACGTTCAGTTGAAGAAAAACTTGAAAGTTTGCTCGACCTTACGTTGGAAACAACAGAAGATAACGATGCAAATAGAAGTCTTACTTCTTCACAACCAAAGAGTTATAAACTCGAACATGAAGGTTATGTTGGTCAATTGATTAGTGAAAGCGATTTTAATCACATGGTTTCAATCGTTAAGCGTGAACGTTTTGACCCATCAGCACTTGCAAAGGTGAATGAGTTGAAACGTAAAGCAAGAAGTCAAGACAGATTTACTCTGTAATAATATTTCGTTCTTAGGAACGATCTCCTTTCTCAAACCTGTAGGTGAAAACTTACAGGTTTTTTTTATTTCATAGAATTTCTACTGTTTTTCTCTGTATTTATACTAAAGAAATGTGATAACCAAAAATCACTTTTTTTTGTAACTCATTGAACGGTCATATAGTTACGAAAATAAAAAGAGAATAAATAGAGAATAAAACATATGGCGTTTTTCACAAGACCTGATTTAGACGATAGACAATTCAAACAAATTAGTGGTTCTACCCTCACTTTATCGGGTGAAACTAATTTTGTTGGAACATTAAAAAGTAAAGATGTTGAAATTGATGGTTCTACAGGATCGTCATCAATGGGTGACGTGTTGACTTGGAATGGTAGTAAAATTGTTTTATCACCGAATTCGGGTGGGGGTGATCAACTATATACTGGTGCAACGCCATCAAATATTGGAGTTGGTGGTATGCCAGCAGGTACTACTCTTACTGGAAGAACAATAAGTTCAATATTAGAAGAAATATTGATTACTACGTTTAATCCTAATTTAACAAATCCAAGTATTAGTTCGTTTACAGAAGATGTTGCAAACACACAAGAGGTTGGAACAATTGTTCCGACAATAAATTTTAACACCACATTTAATCGTGGTTCAATTAACCCTCAATATCCACCAACATCTTCTCCATTTAGAAGTGGTTTACCTAATACATATACATATACTGGTGCACAAATAGCGGGTAGTTATCCTTCAACATTAACTACTGATAGTCAAACAGCAACAAGCTATAAAATGTTATTAGGTTCAAATACGTGGACTGTGACAGTTAGTTATGATGCAGGTGTTCAACCATATGATAGTGCGGGTAACCCATTTAATAGTCCACTTCCAGCAGGTACAACATCACCTTCTTCAAGAACGTTGACAGGGAGATATTTAAGATTTTATGGTTTTGCTGCATCGACACCTGCTTCAAGTGCGCAAGTAAGAGGGTTACCTCAAAGTGCATTTCAAACAGCAAATGTAAATACATTTAATTTAAATACTGGTTCTGTATTAACAAAATTTGTTGTTGCACTACCACCAAGTAGAACAATAAGTCAAGTAATAGATTTGGATGCATTAAATGCTAATATTACAAGTCAATATGTATTCCAAGGAACAATAACAGTAAATGATGGTGGGGGATCGGGTGATCCACAAACATATAATTTATATGAAATGAATATTGGTGCACCATATTCATCGAATCATAGACATCAAATAACAACAGCATAAAAGTAGAGATATGGCATTAGAACTTCCTTTTGGATTAAAAGTATTAAACCCACTACCTGTAGATGATAAATATCTTAGTGGTGGTACTCCATATACAAGCGTAAGTGCTGTTAATACAGCAATACCAGAACCTATTAGACATCAAGGTTTAACAGTCAACATTAATGGTGTTGAATATTGGTATAAAGATGGTGTTACTGATGGTGATTTGGTGTTAAAAACAACTGGTGGTGGAACTGCTGCGTCTGGTGAAAGAATTGAGAAAAGATATACTGGTGATACAAGTAGTTTTACTGTTGGTACTGCTGTTGGTTATAGTGGTGGAACTTTTGTAGAAGCATTAGCAACAACAGATTTTGATGGTGAAGTATTGGGAATAGTATCTGAAATAGATTCTCCAACAGGTTTTACAGTCGTATTTGCTGGATATGTAACAGGATTAACATCTTATGGTTTTTCACCAAATACTACATATTTTCTTTCTAATCTTGTTGCTGGTGGTTATAGAACAGATGCACCAAGTTCAAATGGTACTATAATAAAACCAATGTTAACCACATTTAGTGGTGATGATGCATTAGTATTTCAATATTTAGGTGTTGCAGTTACAACAGGTGTTACTGGTGGTGGTAGTGGTGTTACTGATGGAACAAATTCAGGTGGTGGTGCAGAAGTATTTTCAGGACTTACCGATAGTGGTGCTACTATGGTATATAGAACATTAGTTGGAACTGGTGGAACTGAAATAACAACCGTTGGTGATAAAATATATATTTCTGGTGGATCGTCTACTTCAAAAGTTGTTGGAGTGTGGACAATGACAGATACAATTACGGATGAAGATATTGTGGCATTCTCTGGTGTTTCTGGAACAAGTTATAATGTGACTTTACCTGCATCACCTGAAACAGGTAAAGAAATAACTATTAGTGATATATCGGGAGAAGCATTAAGTTCAAATATAACAATATTAGGTGGAACTGAATCAATTTTAGATGGTACAACAGTAATTAACACAAGTTATGGTACTATTACTCTATTATTTATGGGAATGGGATGGAAAATAAAATCTTTTCTTAACTAAATAAAGAAAAAAAACTATTTATTAATAGGTTTATAATAATATAAAGAATTAAAACAAGAAAAAATGGCTTTCAGTACAAAATTAAAAATTATAGATGCTAAAATGGAACAACCATCAGGTAGTACTCTTACTTTATCTGGTGATACAACCGTTGCTGATAGTGGTGATATGAGATATGCAACTCACCCAACATTTGTTGATGATGAACAAATTGTTGATAAAAAATATGTTGATGATAATATCATCAGTGGTAGTGATTATGATTTATCAACACCTTCAACAGTAACTGTTGGTGGTTTAAATGCTGGTAGTACTTTAACAGGGTTATCTTCTAATGAAATATTGGAAGACATTTTAGTACCATATTTAGCACCAACATTTAGTTCATTTTCGATTAGTGGTCAAGATACAACAGTAGAAGTTGGATCACAAATTAGTGGTACTAAAACATTTAATTGGGGGACAACACAAAGTGGTAACGTAGCATCAAATAGTCTTATAATAAGAGACGTAACGTTTTTATCTGATATTGCAACAGGACTTGCAAACGATGGCACACAAGATGTTAGTGTTTCAACAGTAAACTTTACAAC